TAGCGCCCAATTGGTCAACGGCTTGAGCTAATTCAGGGCAAGTAACGGAGCCGCCTGACATTGTGGCGAGGATAGAAGAGAAAACGGGGGAAACGTGTGAGTTTGACATTTGATTTACTTTCGGACTTGTTTACTGGAAAAGGCCAGCACCTGACAAGTAATGTAACGCTATCAAACCCAAAAAGGTATTAGTACAAACCCTAGGTTTCTATACTTTAAACCCTTAAGGGTTAACCCTAATACATTGTCAGTCATTACTAACACTTGATATCTGAGTAAATATTCAAGGGCTTTAATTATGTTAAGTAAGTGCAAGGCTTAGCATACCAAACCAAACCCCAAACTATGCATTTATTGCATAACCCTAGATTACCCGATTGTCAGTATCTATGCGGGTTTGCGCTGGGTTTGCCTATTGACTGAGTGATTGGGAAGAGCTGAAAGTGATATCTCACCCTCTTCCGCCTTCTTTTCACGCCTTCCAAGCCGCCCTAATCCCGCTCTCACTCCACCCCCATGCCTTGCTTTAGCCTATATACCTGGGGGGGGTAGCACTGGGAATTGTCCCAAGAGGGGGGGCCCACTCCCCCATTCCCAAATTTTTTCTAAAACTTTTCAGGTTGCATAAAAACAACAGTCCCTATATTGAGATACTGTGTTACTTGAGTTACTTGTGTGGGTCTTAACTGTGGACGAACTATGGCATCCACTGTGTGTGTCTGTAAGAAAAAAATTACTTACAACAGTAGCACCTTGTTTATCTAACCTACTATTTCTAGCTCTACCTGTGTAGCCCCGTTCGTTGCCTACTAGAGAACTTGATAGATTCGGTACGTTTATCTGGGTTGGTAAGCTACCTGCCTTCCCAAGGGCTGGATGATGGCCCCGTGTTCATTCTAGTAGGGTTTTCCCTAATGACAATAGAATATCCTGTGGATAACTCTGTATAACAAATCCTGTATAAAAATTTTTCTTTAAAACTTTTTCTGGATACAATTTGATTGTCTTGGACACGCAGACGTTAAAGCGAAGTGGGGTCTAGTGGAAGCCTAGAGCTAACACGCATGGGGATTAATAGGTTGGCGCGAGATTCGCCATTCAAGCCTGAAGGTTGTGGGTTCGATCCCCACTAGTCCTCAGCCGTGTTGGTTAAGCGCATTGCGTAGGGTTGGGAGTTCCTAGCCGCCAACAACATATAGCAAAGGAATAGCATGGAATGGACATTGGCACACCCACTGCATGATGTGGATGATATTGTTGACATGGCTGACTCAGTCTTTGGTACTGAGGCTGATGGCATACTGACTAGGGACAAAACAGTGTTCCGAAAGAATGTTACTGTTGCAACGACAGTACAGGTCTTTGATAAATCCAAAGAGTTCATAGCTGTTTGCCGTGGCGACAAATGGATCAAGACTTTTATGGGTGAGGCTGCTGAAGATGCTCTGCTTGGCTACTGTTGGTTTGACAGGGGTGGGTATACAACCTATGCCAATGAAGAAATCAGCAATGCCAAATTTCACCATGTTGACCTACAATTACCCGCTAGGTTGCGTGTCCGTCTAATTAATGAGATGATTGACCAACATATACTGTGGGCACACAGATGGGGTATTCCTGTCGTGTGTTCAACTTCTATCCGTGCCGAGCATGATGGATTTATGAAGATTCACAAGAAACGTGGCTTTACTGTGAACGGATCGTATGCTTGGATTAGAACTGAAAAGGGTATGGAATGTTTGACGAAATAAGACCCGAAGGCTCTACAGTCTCATCTGCCGAACTAAAGCGCAAAGCCCGTGAATATGGCAAAGCCAGACGAGCAGAAAAGAAAGCCATGAAACTGGCAACAGGTCAGATTGAACCTAAAGAATCTCCACCAGAGCAGCCCAAGGATGAATACGACTTGAGCAATTTTGTTCCTCGGTCACAAAAGAATGCGCCAGGTCGCCCTAAGTCCATTGTCAACAAGGTTACAGAATATGGCGCTTTGTTCAACAAGCTCAATGACGAGCGTACCGCCAAAGGTCTGCCGCCCCTAAAGACTGCCATGGAAGTATTGATTGATGCCATGCAGTCTGATGAGCTAGACATCAAAGACAAAGCCAAGATTGCCGACAAGTTAGCCCCGTTTGAATCTAGCCGTGCCCCTATTATTTCTGTTGAACACGTTCAGAATGTTACTCGTGAGGATGAGGGTGACGCTGATGAGGCTTTAAATGAGTTTCTTGATTCTCTAAGAAAGGTGTAATATATGCCCCTGAAGAAGTCTAAAAGTCGTGAGGCTTTTTCCAAGAACGTCAAAGCTGAAGTCAAGGCGGGTAAGCCTCAGAAACAAGCTGTGGCAATTGCGTACCAAGTAAAACGGGACGCTGAACATAAACGTAAAGGTTCAAAATGAGCGGTTATACATCTGGTAACAATGCCCCAACATTGATGGCTCAAGCCCCCAATCGCAAAGGCAATCAATCTAAACACACCCCTGGCCCTGGTGGCGTTACTGCTGTAACTCGCCCTCAAGGTTCTACAACTTATAGCGGTCCTCACCAAGGCGCTGCTAAAGCCAGTGGCTCAGTAACTTCTGGTCGTGGTCAAGCAGTTGCAGTTTCTCGCCCTAAGGCATATGACTGCTACTCAACCAATACTGGTTACACCAAAAATTCTTCTTATTTGAAGTGAGGCCATTATGTACGGACGAGTAATCAATGGTGGCGCACAAATGCGCAAAGGTGTCTCTAAAGGCATTAATGACAAACTTGCAGGACACTCTGGCGAGAATGATCGCAGAGCTAAAGTTGCAGGTGCAGTCCGTGATGCATACAAAGTAAACACAGTCTCTAGTCAGCATACAAACAATTCTGACAAAGGCCAATTTACTAAACCTAGTAATCGTAGTAAGAATTACGCTCTTTAATTTTCAAGGAATAATATGGCAACGTATGACATTGATGCTCTCAAGGCAGACTTACCCACCGCTAAAGAACTCGCTCAGTTTGTCTATGACAAGGTGGGCGTGTCTCTTGACCTTATCGGTAAGCCCAAAGAAGAACAGTATGTAGTCGCAAAGAATGCTCTAGAGGGTAAAAAAATTCCTTCAGAGTTTCAAACTGATGACAATCCATATGTGGATAAGAAAGAACTTATCCCTGTAGATGAGATTGCTAAGATGCCTAAACGAAGTGCTGACTTGCCTGACACTGAGTCACAAGTTCACTTTTTTGGTGCTACCAATATGCCCCACCCGTTTGATCCACAGTCAGACAAGAAGGTACAAATTCATTTCCGCAAATACGACAATGGCGTAATCACTTATCAGATTGCCGGACCATTAGAGCAAATTGAAGTTGGCTCTCGTATTAACAAATATGGTCAGACACAACCTGAACGTATTTCTTGGATTGACCCACGCACACCTGAAGAAGTGTTGCGCAGACCTGATGGCACTTTTACAGAAAAAGGCCGTGGTTTGTATCTGTACTGCACTGGTGAAAAAGGCTCAGGCATTTGGCGTTTTATTGACAAAGACATTGCGTCTGTCTCATCAAAGAATATTACTAATCCGTGGGCATAATGGAAGACCCATCAAAAATCTTCCAAAACAAACTGTCATCCCAAGCTGAAGCCTGTGCCCGTAAAACCTTAGAGTGGTTGCAAAAAGACCTGCAAGGTACGCACAAGCTTGAGCCGGATGAGGTTTACTATCTTGCATACGCTGCACAAATCTTGTTAACCATACGAGATAACTATGGCAAAAAGTGAAGCAAGTGACTATATTCTTCCGCTCTACAAAGATCGGGCAATAAAGCATTTGATTAAATTGGCAGGTGGTAAGGAATATACAAAAAATCTTACTGCCGACCAATTACTGGCAATGAAAACTGCCAGAGACAAAATTGCTAAAGATATGCAGTTCAATACTTTGAAGTGGTTTAGGCCATTCAAGTATCAACAAAAATTTTTTGACCTTGGCGGTAAGTTCTCCCGCAGAGGTATGATTGCTGCCAATCGTGCTGGCAAAACAATTGCATCGACTTATGAAACCGCATACCATTTAACTGGTCGGTATCCTAAGGATTGGAAAGGCGTGAGATGGGATAAACCCATCATTGCTATGTGTTCTGGTGAATCTTGGGAACAGGTTGCTAAGACGTTGCAGTCCAAACTATTGGGTTGTGACGATATTAAGCAAAGTTACAAGTTGGGCACGGGGTCTATTCCAAGGGAGTGCATTGATGACAAGTCAATCCGAACAGATGGAGCCAACGTCCTTGCCATTGAGATATGGCATGAGTCTGGAGGAAAGTCTAAGCTTTACTTCTCCAACTACACCCAACAAGTCCGACATTTGCAAGGTTTTGAATTGGACCTTGTGGTACTTGATGAGCAACCACCAGATGAGACTTTCTCAGAGCTTGTTGTTCGTACAGCGGCCCGAAACGGGCAGGTTATCTGTTCGTTTACACCACTTAAAGGTCTATCGGGTTTAGTCCGTAAGTTCTGGGATCAGATTGACGGGTATGCCCATGTTCGGGTAACTTGGGACGATATTCCATACAGTAATGAATGGGGGGAATCATTTTTCCCTAAAAAAGAACGTGAGCAATTAGCCCGAGACTTTATGCCTTGGGAGCGAGACTGCCGTATCAATGGCATCCCGCTTGTGGGTAAAGGTGTGGTCTTCCCGCTCTTGGAATGGCCTACTTACAAGGCTGAAGACATTGACCTCAAGTCTAATGAAAAGCTAGAACGGCTTATTAGTTTTGACTTGGGTATTAAGAATGACCCAACAGTAATTTCTTTCTTTTACCGCAATCCGGTGGAAGAAATTATCTATTTGCACAAACAAATTACCATTCCTAATGGTGAAACACCGGACGAATATGTCCATTATTTGCTGAACCAAGAAACTCGGGATGTGCCTATTGCGCTTCCCCACGATGCGGGTTTGGCGGGTCGATATACCCTGACAGAGCAGTCAGTGCGGGAAGTCTTTGAAGATTCCTATGGACTAAACTGTATTTCAGGTGCTATATTAAACCCACCTAATGATCAAGGTAAAGTAACGAACCATAAAGCATATGGAATCAATATAATGCGTATGGGCATGGAACGTAAAACTTTTATGGTAAACGAGTCATGCAAAGCATTTCTTGATGAAGCTAGGAATTACGCCATTGACGATGCAGGTAGGTTTTCTGATCCAGATGACCACATTGACTCTGCACGAATTGGCGTTTTAGCGTTGATTCAAGGTCATGGTGAGTCCGTGGTAAGTAGGGCAACAAACTTTGTTAAAAGGCGTATTGAAATGCCCGAAGGCAAAGTCCAAAGGATATAAATATGCTGGATAAACAGAATGTAATCGTAGAGAACCTTGAGTCACCCTCTGGTAATCGTGGCCTCACCGAACAAGTCTGCCATGAAGTCTATGTAAAGATGGTAGATTACTTGAGACTTACACAGTCCAAAAATACATACAACCGCTTTACCGACTACCACTACCTCAACATTCCTGTTTCCAATTCCACAGAACCAATCCGTGGCATTGACTACATTCAGCCAATTGTTGCGCCTGGTATTGATTACGCTACTGCCGTTATCACCAAGTGCTTAATGCCTAATGGCAAAGTTAATTTTGAGTTTGAACGATTCAGTGAGCAAGATGGCGACCAAGCCCGTCAAGCTACTGAAATGGTCAAATATATGCTCAACAGTAAAAATGACTCTTACCAAGTTATTCGTGACTGGGCACAAGATGCTTTGCTGCACAAAAACGGCATTGTGATGATTTCGCCCGTGCGCAACCCTATTACTCAATACAAAGAAGTTGAAGGTACTCGTGATCAATTGCGAGTGTTTGAAACTTTGGCGGGTGATAAAGGTTTGACCGCCAAACGTCAAAATATGCGTAAGGTTGATGTAAACCTTGAAGGCGCAATGCAAGAAGCCATGATGCCTGATGAGTCAGAAGTCATGCAAGAACCTAGCGGTGACGAGCTTGCTGAAGCACTGCACAACAACACAATCTATCGTGCCAAGTACAAGTTAACTGGCTACGAAACAACCATTAAAGTTAAGCACGTTGCACAACATTACTTTGTTTGCAACCCAACTATTTCCACCATTCAGGAACAAGACTTTGTGGGTTTTTATGACCCCATGACTATCCATGAGTGCAAAACACAATTCCCATTTGTAGACTTGGAAAAGTTGGCTGACCATGCTGCTTATGGTCCTGCAGGTGCGTATCAAGCTGGCGCTTTGGAAAACGACTTGGCTCTCCATGCCCGTGATTCCACACCAGTGCCAGGTCAAGGCGTGATTGCATCTCAAGGTGCAGACCGCTATAGCCGAGTCATCATGTTGACCACTGCTTGGATTCGCAGGGACATTGATGGCGATGGCGAAGAAGAGATTGTTGAGTGCTGTTTCTCAGGCTCTTACATTTTGTATGCCAAGGAAGTTGATTTCATTCCTTTGGCAAATATGTGTCCAAAGCCCATCACAGGTAACTTCTTTGGTTACTCATTGGGTGAGCGTTTGGTTCCAATGCAGGAATATGCAACTGCTATCCGCAGGGCTGAAATGTCCTTTGCTATGCAGTCATCGACTCCCCGCATTGGTGTCAATCCTGAGTTCTTGGATGCCGAAGAGATTCAGCGTGGCGTAAGTGCTATGTTTATCTTGGATCGTAAGTTTGATCCTACCAAACACGTTTTTGAGTTCCAACCCATGCAAGGTAACTTGGGTTATGTTGAATCTGCCATGGCTCGTTTTGAGTCAGACAAAATGGCAATGATTGGCATGACAAGCCCAACAGATACCATGAACCCTGAAGTAATGAAAGACGGAAACTCCGGCTTTAAGCTTCAGTTGGCTATGGGTCCTAACCAGTTAATCCAAGATGAGATGGTTAAGAATTGCGCCATTGGTTTGCGTGATGCCATCTACATTATGTGGAAGACTTTGATTCAGTACTCTGACGATTACAACATTCAACAGTTGGCTGGCACTTGTCTCAAAGGCGCACCATTTATGGATGCCTTGTCGGTTGAAAACTTTGAGTTTATTGATCGCAAGATGATCAACATCGACTTGGCTTTGGGTTTCTTGTCTGAGGAAAACCGCCTGACACGCCAACAGATGATTTTGCAAGCTCAACAACAGTTTGCTCAATCTATGATGATGGTTCCACCCGAAGTGCCTGAAATGTTCATTAAGGTTCGCAGACCTTTTGAAGACACTTTGCGTGTTCTGGGTGTTAAAGATGTTGATGCTTATCTGCCTACATTTGAAGAAGCAGCTAAGATTATTCAGGCTTCCATGTCTAAAGATCCATCACCTGAACAGCAAGAAATGCAATCTAAGGTTGCTTTGAACAATGCAAAAGTTCAGGAAAGCGGATCAGTAACTGCTTTGAATATGAAGAAGGCAGAAGACATTGATATGGATAACTATTACGAAGGTTTGGCAGCTAAGAGAGGCAAACTTAGTGCCGTTCAAATAGATTAAGGATTGCAATGAAAAGCTTGGTATTGAATATTCGTGATTACTTTAATCGCAGAACAAAAATTGTAGACACTTATAAGGAGGCCAATGTAAATCGAAAGGCTCTGGTTATTGAAAATGCAGAGTGCGCTAGTCGACTCTTAAAGAATGATGATTTTGCTTTGTTGTTTAACCTTTACAGGTTTTACTTACTCGAGCTTTTGGAAGAAAGCAAAGAGGATGCAGAACGAATTAATAATGCACAGCGTGTTGCCGGAGTCCGAGACTTCATTGAGTTTATAGAACGAACTGAATATCTCGGTAAGGTAGCCAACAAAAATGTTGAAACTTTAACGAAATAAGGTAATATATGTCAGACGTAATCGCAAATGCGACCGCCACTGAGCAAACTGGTGTGAATCCTGTAGATGCTATCGCAGGGATGATTGCCGCCAACAGGCGTAACAACCCCCAACCCGAAGCAGTTACACCACCAGCAGGACAAGAAGAGGCGCAAGCCAAATCCCCTGAGGCGACTCCTGAGGAAGGAATCGAACCTGAAGATGGTATTGACGGGACTACAGAACCTGTAAATGAAGAAAGTGCGGATGAGGCCACCGATGGTGTAACCGACCCAGTCAATTTCTTGGAATTTGCAGAGCAAAATCCTGACATGATGTGGAGAATTCCCAATAAGGATGCCGAAGGCGGTTTTATTGAGATTCCTGTATCAAAAGCAGCTGCTATTCTGGGTCAAGGAAGTGCTATCCATGAGAATGCTCGTAAGCTTAAAGCCGAAAAAGCAGATTTTGAAGAATACGAAAGTAAGCGCAGGGCTGAACTAGATGGTCTGCAAATAGGGTTGGAATTAACTGTTGTTCCTCAACTGCAAGCTGCGGCTGATGAACTGGTAAAAATCCAACAATATAACCAGCAATGGAAGCAGATTTACGACAATGCCACTGATGACATTCGTAGAAGCGAAGCTGAAGCAGCAATGCGACAGAACAACGAATTAATCAAGGAAAAGTCGGAGTTCATTCAGGCAAATCGACCAAAGGTTCAACAGTTTTTTGATCAGAGAAGCCAGTTTGTAAAAGACCAACTTGAGCAAGCTAGACAAAATTTCTCAGACAAAGAATTGGCGAACAAGGCAGTTTTTACCGAGATTCGGGACAAATTGTCTAAAGATTGGAAGGGCGCAGGTAGCACGTTTGTTCCTGGTGTGCCAAATATTGATTTGGTGTCCAGTGACGAATATTTACTGGGATTGATTCGGGATGGTATGAAATTCCGAGAAGGACCTAAAGTGAAGAATGCAGGAGGTTCATTGGCAGCAGCTAGTAAACCAATGGCTCGTGGAAAAACCGCACCTGAAGATAAGACAGTGGAACTTCAAAAGAAAGCTCAATCTGGCGATAAGAATGCGGCTCGTGACCTTTTAGCAACATTGCTTGCAGCTAATAAACGCAAGCGTTAATCAGGAGATACTATGTCTACTATTACATCTACCACGCTAGGCAACGGTAATGGTGCCTATGCAACCGACATCGTGGTTAAAGACCTCGATATGACAGTTTCTAACTATGTTAAGGATCGTACACCGATCACTAACATGGCTATGAGCAAAAAGCGCAAAGTTAACTCAACTCTGCACATTTGGCCTATCGACTACTTCCGCACTCCCACTTTGAACGCAAAGTTGGAAGGCGCATCAGTTGAGTCTTCTGCTGCTGAATCCAACACCCGTGCTAACTGCGGTAACTACACACAGATTTTCACAACTGTGATTGGTGCTACAGGTACAGCTCGTGCCGTTGAACAAGCTGGTGGTGACCCACAGGCATATCAAGAAGTCAAGCAATTGACTGAGATCATGTTTGACGTTGAGTTGCAGATGGTTCGTGCCGATGGCGCTTCTATCAAGTACTCTGGTCAAGCCGCTACTCAAGGTACTACACCTAACAATGGCCGCCGTTTTGGTTCTTTGTATTCTTTTGCCGGTACACGTTCAGGTAACCCTGCTGACGGCACATCAATCTTGAACTTGGCTGCTTCTGATGGTGATGACACAACCACAGCTACTGCTACTAACACACCTTTCAATGGCGTGTTGAGCAACTCTGGTTTGGGTTATTTCAGTATCGGTACTGGTGAGACACTGCAACCTTTCAGCCCTGTGCTGTACAAGCAGTTGGTTACCACCGCTGAACAACGCTTTAACGCAAAAATCACTAACATGGTTGTTGCGACTTCAATGCGTACAGCGATCTCTGACAACATTCCTCAGAGCCGTTCTATCAACCGTTTTAACCCTGCTGACAAGGGCGACACGATTGGTACATACGAAGGTGACTTCAACTACACCTACCAGATCGATGACAACTGGGTTATGGACCAAACTGGCGCTGACAACACTAGCGTCTTGTTCCTGAACCCTGACGTTATCCAGTGGGGTTCCTTGCGTGAACTCGGTCCTAACAACGAAGTGTTCTCAAATGCTGACGCTTCTTTGGATCAGTACATCATGGAAGGTACATTGATCGTTCGTAACCCCGCAGGTGTTGCTGTGTTGGCCTCCATCACACCAACTGGTTCTGTGGTTACTACTCCACGTAACAGCGCTTACGTTAAGCGTTATTTGACCTAATTTCAGGTCTTTCTGAAGGGGGTGGGCAACCGCCCTCTTTGGAAATATCTGGAGTAATGCAATGAATGATGATCAACCAGCAGAAGTAAACGAAGACTACTATCTCAAGGGCAATCTTGAGGCGGGTGTAGATGGCGTTTTCCGTCAAAATGACAAGTTGTTCAACGAAGTAAAGTCTGGCACTTGGTCGCAAACCTTTAAAACCAACAATATTGACTATAAAGTCGGTGCTATTGATGGCGAGCGGTATGTTCAATACGACCAAAAGAACGTAGAAGCCATTCGTGAGTATTGCAAAGGCCGTAGAGAGTTCTACAAAATGATTGGCACTACAGATAATCCATTTTTTGCTGGCACTTTTGAAGCTATGAACCTTCCTAAGTGTTTTGCACATGAAATTAGTGGTAAGTGGTTCAACAATCGCCCTTGGGAATTGATCAAACACGATAAGGCAGACAAAATTATGTTTTATGCCATCGTGAATCAATATTACAGCGATTTTGTGTGCCACCCTAGCGGAAAAATACCACTCCCCTATAATCCCCTTGTCAAGACGAAATAAGGATGCGCTATGGCTCTTTTCATCCAATCCGGTAACGCTTTAGTTAGCCGTGTAGCCCAATGGGTCGGAGCCATTCCATCTTCAATTGAAATTAATGCAACGGCATTTAACGCAAACACAAGCGTAATTACTGCCTCTGCTTCTGTCGCTGCTCAAGTCTTAGTTGGCGACTTTATCGGACCTAGCGTTTTAAAGCCATTTACAACTGTTTTGGCAGTTAATGGTACTAGCATCACAGTTAGCGATGTTGAAGGCATCTGGGAAGGCACAACCTATCCTACAGCCATCCTAAAACTGCCTACGCAATCCACTACAGAGATTCTGTCTTGCATTCAATTGTGCGAACTCAAAATGCGTACTATTGAATTACCTGCATTGCGTACAGACCCATATGGTGATTTGCCAACTATTTTGTTGACAGACGAGCAGGGCATGGCAGACATTCCTGCCGACATGAACAAGCCTATTTTGTTCTTCCAAGAAACACCTAATACGCAAGTTCCACCAGGCACACCTGCTGCCTCCATGGGTCCTTGGATTATTTATGACCGAGTTGGTGACCGAGAGATTATTCGTAGACGAATGATTGACCAACTGTATGTTCGACCATTTGGTGTTCCGCGTGTGATTCGTGCTTCATTCTCTGAAGTTGGTCAGCGTTATGTGTTTACGCCTAATCCTGGCAAAGACGTAGAAATCAAAGCTTACTATCAGCGAACATTTCCATTTTTGTTTGGTCCAACTGGTGATGAACTTGACCCAATTGTTCAAAATAATGCTTGCCTTGCCTCCTTCCCTGAAGGCTATATGTATGGCACATTATGGGCTTATTACGACAAGAATAAAAACAACGAAGAAGCTCAAAAATGGATTTCTCGTTATGAAGATTCTTATGGTTTGATTGAAGATCAGAACTTCAAAGGAAAGTGGCTTGGAGGCGATCAGCATTTGACAAGCGAATTCCAACCTCGCAACTACAGATACAGCTTCAAGTAAGGAATAAAAATGGCTACAAGCGGCATTTACGGAACTTCTTCCGAATCAGTTGGGCTGTATGGCAACACAACAAACTTTGGTGGCACATATTTCGAGTGGTTTATTTTCCAAGATTCAGCTACTCAACCTGCCACGCCAACAGGCGGTTCTTGGAATTTTTCTACCAACACTGGTTTAGCCCCAACTGGTTGGTCATCTGAGCCGCCACCAAATCCTGTTTACACAATTTGGTTTTCTATTGCGCTTGTTAACTCACGAAATGGTTTGCCATTAGTTTGGACTGAACCTGCTCCATTTGCTGGCGCACAAGGACCCACAGGCCCCACAGGAAGCGCAGGACCAACAGGTCCAACTGGAGCCGCATCTACAGTTGCAGGACCCACTGGCGCTACAGGCAATACTGGACCAACAGGTCCTACAGGCGCAGCTAGTACTGCCGCAGGTCCTACAGGTCCCACAGGTGCTACTGGTGCAGGAACAACTGGCCCGACTGGTCCAACTGGTGCTGCTTCAAGTGTTGCAGGACCAACAGGTGCAACAGGTCCGACAGGCGCAACAGGCGCTGCTTCCACAGTAGCAGGGCCCACTGGTCCAACAGGTTCAGCAGGTGCATCAATTACTGGGCCTACAGGCGCTTCAGGTATTGTAGGACCCACAGGCCCCACAGGCGCATTGGGACCCACAGGACCTGGTGGTGCATTGGCACATTGGGGTTCTTTCTGGTCAACACAAGATCAAGCAGCCGCCAATACTACAACTGCTTATGCAATGACATTTAACAACACTGACGCTAATTCAAATGGCGTTAGTATTGTTAGCAATAGTCGAATTACATTTGCTTCTGCAGGTGTTTACGACATTCAATTTTCAGCACAAGCAGATAGAGTTTCAGGCTCTGGGACTGACACTATTGACATTTGGTTTAGAAAAAATGGTGTTGATGTTGCAGATAGCAATACTATCGTAACTGTTTCAGGTGGTGCTGTTGCTGCTAAAACTGTTGCCGCATGGAATTATGTATTGCAATTAAATGCAAGTGATTATGTTGAATTGATGTGGAGAACATCAAACATCAATCTTGAGTTAATTGCTGATCCTGCAGGAACTAGCCCAACACGCCCTGCCATTCCTAGCGTTATTGCTAGTGCTACTCAGGTGATGTACACCAACCTTGGTCCTACAGGTTCTTCAGGACCTACTGGCCCCACAGGTGCATCAGGAACATCTATCACCGGCCCAACAGGTCCCACTGGAGCTACTGGTGCGGCATCCACTGTTGCGGGTCCCACAGGCCCCACAGGCGCAAACGGAGCTGTTGGACCTACAGGCCCCACAGGCGTAGCAGGACCCACAGGACCTACGGGCGCAGACTCAACAGTAGCGGGACCAACAGGACCCACTGGCGCACTTGGCCCAACGGGACCCACAGGTGCTGCATCTTCTGTGGCGGGACCCACTGGACCTACAGGATCACTTGGCCCCACAGGACCTACAGGACCTGGTGTCACAACTGGTAAGAGCATCGCAATGGCGATGATTTTTGGCTTCTAAGGAAAAATTATGGCAAATCCAAACATCGTCAACGTAACGACCATTTACGGAACGACAACTTATTACACACCAACAGGTACAACGGCAGTAGTGTTGCTTCCTAATGCGGCTGCTTCTGGCAAAGTTTACAAGATTAATCAGATTGTGTGTGCCAATGTAAATGGATCGTCTGCGGTTAATGCGACTGTTTCTGTTTACACGAATGGTGCGGTAGCGCAAGGTTCTGCGCCTAGCGGTGGTACTGCTTATCCAGTTATTTCTACTGTTTCTGTTCCTGCCAATGCTTCATTGATTGCTGTGGACAAAACAACTGCAATTTATCTACAAGAAGGTACTTCAATTGTTGTGACCTCTGGTACTGCCAGTGGGATAACATACAGCATTTCATACGAAGACATTTCTTGATTGAAGGGGTTTTATGTCCTTACGCTATAAAGGTGCAAGAATTTCTGCCACACCTCCTACAACCACTGGCGGTGAATCAGGTGTTGCTAGTGGCGCATGGACATTAGAACAACAATTTCAAGCTCAAGGTGCGGGTAATTGGCCTGAACCTGTTCAACCTAAATACATCGAGGATGTGTTTAGTACATGGCTTTATTCTGGTACAGGTTCTGCCCAAACAATCACCAATAGCATTGATTTGTCTACTAAAGGTGGATTGGTTTGGATTAAATCTCGTGAAACATATTCACATCGTATTTTTGATACGGCTCGTGGTGTTGGAAAAACAATTTCTTCAAACAGTACAGGGGCACAGTTTACCGATACCACAATGTTGTCGGGATTTAACACTACCGGTTTTAACCTTGGGGTTGATTCGTCTGGTGGTGTTAATGACTCTGGTTACACATTTGCCTCATGGACATTCCGCAAGCAACCAAAGTTTTTTGATGTTGTGACTTATACGGGAAATGGTGTTGCGGGTAGAACTATTGCGCACAATCTTGGCTCTGTGCCTGGATGCATTATTGTTAAGGCGACTAGCAATACAGCGGAAGGATTGGTTTACCATCAAGCATTAGGAAACACTAAATATCTAACATTGTTTTCTGCGGCAAATGGTGCTAATGCAGCAGATACTTGGAGTGGTGCATGGAATAACACATCACCAACATCTACTAACTTTACCGTAGGATCAGGTTCAAATGTTAACGCTGATGGATGGACATTTGTCGCATATCTATTCGCCCACGACGCAGGAGGCTTTGGTCTGACTGGTTCAGACAATGTGATTTCGTGTGGGTCTTATACAGCTACTGGAAATGACACAATTAACCTTGGCTATGAACCTCAATGGCTTCTTGAAAAACGAGTAACCAATGCTGGCGATGATTGGCAAATCGTTGACAACATGCGTGGGTTTTCAATGACTAATGGCGTAATATTAGCTCCTAACACCAGTGCGTCAGAAACTAGTTTTGGGGCGTTTAGACAACCTACATCAACTGGTTATATTAATTCTTATTGGGGCAGCGGAACTATCATCTACATAGCCATTCGTAGAGGCCCGATGAAAGTGCCTACGGATGCGACTAAGGTGTTTAATGCTCAAGCAGGACTTACCACGGATTCAACAAAAACAACAACTGGTTTTGTAACCGACTGGTTTTGGGAAAGAGCTGCTTACAACGGAACAGGAAGTTTTCAATGTTCTCAGCGTCTTACTCAAACTAGACTTACATTTAATTCAACAGCAGCAGAAGGTGGCCCATACGGGGCTGGCTATTTGATGTTTGACTATAACGATGGGTTTTTGTCAAATCTGTCTGGAACAATCAACCCAGGTTTAATGTATGGCTTCCAACGTGCCCCTAGCTTCTTTGATGAGGTTTGCTATACAGGGACGTATCCAACTGTAAACACGCAAACTCACAATTTAGGTGTCGCACCAGAATTAATGATTGTTAAAAGACGAGATTCAACATCTCAATGGTCTGTTTATTCGTTGGCATGGCTTAATTCTCTTGGTTTAAAAAATCGGTATGGCGTTTTAAACGCAACAGACAGTTTGTATGCGACAGATACCGATATTTGGAATAATACACTTGCAACATCAAGTTCATTCCAAGTTAATGCAAATGCTACAAATGCAAATGGTGGAACTTTTGTAGCTTATTTATTTGCAACCTGTGCTGGCGTAAGTAAATGTGGTTTGTACACAGGCACGGGGTCAACGCAAACTATTGATTGTGGCTTTACTGGCGGGGCAAGGTTTGTATTAGTTAAGCGTGCAGACTCAACAGGCGACTGGTACGTCTGGGACACAGCCCGTGGCATGGTGTCTGGTACAGACCCATCATTGTTGCTCAACAGTACTGCTGCTGAAGTTAACGCCAATAGCATTTACACTGCCACAACAGGATTCCAGATTGTGTCAACAGCTGCAGGAATTAATGCAAGCGGTGGAACCTACATATTCTTGGCTATTGCCTAAGGACAGAACATGAGTCAGAAATTCCCTGGTGGGTTCATTACCAAGTCTCCAGTAGCACCAACAACAACTGCTGCTTCTGGTATTTGGACACTTGATCAACAAGAACAATATCAACAAGCAGGTACATGGCCTAGCCCACCACCTCCTCCTTATATTGAGGATGTGTTTTCTACTTATTTGTACAAAGGTACAAGTGGTGCTAACAATGTTGTTAATGGTATTGATTTATCTACAAAAGGTGGATTAGTTTGGATTAAAACAAGAGATGTTGGTGCGTCACATTATTTTCAAGACACTGCTAGAGGCGCAAACAACTTTATATCTAGCAACAACACAAGTGCAGAAACAAATTTATCAGCGTTAAATACAGTTTTTAATACTAATGGATTTTCTCAAAATAATAATTATGGTGGGTTTAATGATGCTACCTATAACTATGCCTCATGGACATTCCGTAAACAAGCTAAATTCTTTGATGTTGTAACTTGGACTGGAGATGGAGTTGCTGGTCGGCAAATTAGTCATTCTTTAGGTTCAGCGCCCGGTGCAATTATTGTGAAATGTACAAGTGTTGCTCGTGATTGGGCTGTTTGGCAAAACACATTAACCGATGGTACATATTTAAAACTCAACACTACTGATTCTGTAATTACCAATACATCATTCCAAGTTTTTGGTGATGCTTCTGGTCAAACTAGCACTTACTTTACTGTTGGCAAATCAGGCTCTGGCGTTAATGGTTTGACAAACGCTAACGGCGACACATACGTTGCATATATTTTTGCTGATGACGCAGGTGGATTTGGCGCAACAGAAACTGAGAATGTAATTTCGTGCGGGTCGTTTACTAGTAACGGTAGCGGTTTGGCAACGATTAACCTTGGTTACGAACCTCAGTGGGTAATGGTTAAAGGCTCAAGCGCAGTAACCAATTGGCAAATTGTTGACAATATGCGTGGTTTTGTAGCTGGTGCTGGTAGCGCAAGTTCAAAGTATTTAAATGCAAATTCAAGTGCCGCAGAAATGGACACGCCACCGTACGGTCTTACCAGTACAGGTTTTGAATATAACAGCGCACCAAGCACAACATTTATCTACATAGCTATCCGTAGAGGTCCTATGAAGACTCCTACGGATGCTACTAAAGTGTTTACACCTGCTATTGTCACAGAATCTACGACAGGGCCAAATTACACAAACACAATTACATCAAATTTTCCTGTTGATTGGGTGTTTACAACAACAAGTGATACATCAAGAAGATGGGGAACTCGTTTAATTGGAAACGCTGTAATGTCGACTAATTCAACGTCAGCAGAAACTAATTTTGGCTTGCAATCAACTGTTTTTGATTCAAATATTTCTGCGGGAATTATTGGAACGCTTGGTAGTACGGCTTCTGCGTATATGTACGCATTTAAACGCGCTCCCAGTTTCTTTGATGAAGTTTGCTATACAGGTGATGGAACAACAAACAGAGCAATTTCACACAACTTAGGGGTTGTTCCAGAACTAATCATTAACCGACCCCGAAATTACGCTGACAATTGGGAAGTTTACCAAAAGGATGTTGGACTAAATTCCTATTTTTATTTAAACAGCACAGCTGCTCCAGGAAGTAATACGGGAAATTGGAGTACTATGACTTCAAGTGTTTTTGGCACTGGATACGCATATTCTCATAACTCTACTGCACGGACTTATGTTTCTTACTTATTTGCAACTTGTGCAGGTATTTCAAAAGTAGGTAGTTATACAGGCACAGGTGCTTTGCAAACTATAAATTGTGGATTTACATCAGGCGCTCGTTTTGTTTTGATTAAACGTACAGACAGTACAGGTGATTGGTACACATACGACAGCGCCCGTGGCATTACATCAGGCAATGACCCATATTTGTTTTTGAACAGCACAGCCGCTGAAGTTACTGGTACAAACTATGTTGACACCGACACTACGGGCTTTAAAGTCACAGCCGCAGCACCTGCAGGATTAAATGCCTCTGGTGGTACTTACATATTTTTAGCCATTGCATAAGGAGCAATCATGGAAATTCGTTTACGTTCAACAGGTGAAGTAATGTATGAAGGCGAGTTCCGCACTCGTTTTGCATCAAACCTTCCTCCTTTTCCTCTGACACAAGAGTGGCTTGACACTTACACAACCGATCCCGCAGGTGATGTTGTGTTTGAAGGCCCACAAGCCTCAGGCGGTACTGTCTATCAATACTCACAGCGTAGTGGTGTTGAGCAGATTGATGGCAAATGGTACACAAAGTACATCCTTGGTCCAGTCTTTATCGACCAAGTTGTTGATGGCGTGACCAAGACTGCTGCTGAACAAGAAGCAGAATACAAAGCCATGAAAGACGCTGAACAGGCTAAGTCTGTACGTCAAGGCCGTGATGCTAAACTGGCAGAATGTGATTGGACGCAATTAGCTGATGCTCCTGTTGACAAAGCAGTTTGGGCAACATATCGTCAAGCCCTGCGTGATGTGCCTACTCAAGAAGGTTTCCCTTGGACAATCACTTGGCCTGACGCACCATAAACTAGCATAGGAATAGCAATGAAAATAGCCGTGTATGCCATATCCAAAAACGAGGAGCAATTTGTTCAGCGTTTTTGTGATTCAGCAAAAGATGCAGACCTGATTCTGATTGCAGATACAGGCTCTACTGATAACACTGTCAAATATGCATTGGAATGTGGCGCAAAAGTCCACGATATCTGCATCAGTCCTTGGAGGTTTGATAAAGCTCGGGATACTGCCCTAGCCTTAATCCCAAGAGACTTTGATGTCTGTATCAGCCTAGACTTGGATGAAATCCTTGAACCTGGTTGGCGGGAAGAAATCGAGCGGGTTTGGAAAGCTGAAACCACTCGTTTGCGCTACAAGTTTGATTGGGGCTGTGGAATCTCGTTTTATTACGAAAAAATCCATGCAAGACATGGTTACTGGTGGAAACACGCGGTTCATGAATGGCCTAAAGCAGATGACAGAATTCAAGAAGTCTATGCCCATACAGATATGCTTTTGGTCAGCCACCATCCCGACAATACCAAATCCCGTGGTCAATATATGCCACTACTTGAGTTGGCTATCAAGGAAGACCCACACTGCCCTAGAAACGCTTTTTACCATGCCCGAGAACTTACCTTCTATTCTCGTTGGCAAGAGGCTATAACCGCCTTAAATCGCTATCTAGCCATGCCTGAGGCTACTTGGCCTAATGAGCGGTGCTATGCCATGCGTTTATTGGGTAAAGCCCATGAAGAGTTGGGCATGATCCATGAGGGTTTGAAGTGGTACAGACTGGCTTGTGCTGAAGCTCCTGACACTCGAGAGCCATGGTGCGAGTTGGCGGTGGCAACTTACAGGTTAAGTATGTGGCCTGAGAGCTATGGAGCCGCCCTTTCAGCCCTGAATATTGTGGATAGAGAGTTGGTTTACACCTGTGACCCAAGCGTCTGGACTGAAAAACCATACGATTACGCCAGTATTGCAGCTTGGAGGCTTGGTTTGAAAGATCAGGCTATCGAATTCTGTAAGAAAGCTTTAGAATTTAACCCTACAGACACCCGTCTATTGACCAATCTCCAGCAGATGGAAGAAGTGCCATGAGCGATCTAACTTTGCCTTACCTCCATTCTTTGTTTGAATACAAAGATGGGCATCTTTTTTGGAAAATTGATAGAGCTAGAGGCAAAGTTAAAAAAGGACAACAAGCAGGATGTTTGACATCTCGTGGCTATCATCGGTTAATGTTAAATTACAAAGAATACCCAACGCATCGAATTATTTTTATGATGCATTATGGGTACATTCCTGAAGTAATTGACCATATTGATGGTAATCCACTAAATAACCGGATTGAAAATTTGCGGGAATCTTGCTCTCAAACAAATCAATACAACAGAAAACTAAGTAAAAACAATACTAGTGGTTGTAAAAACGTATCGTTTAATAAAAAAAATAACCTTTGGCAAGTTCACATTAGATGCGCCAAAAAAGTACACGCTTGGTATGTTGAAAGTTTAGAGTTAGCTGAGTTGGTTGCACATGAAGCAAGAATTAAATTACATGGAGGCTTTGTAAACCATGGCTGACTATCAAAGATTAAGAACTCCATTTACAAGCATGAGTTTTTGTCCCGACATCCCGAGCAATGCTTTGGGGCCAAATGAGTACAACAGCGGGAAGAATATTGAAGCTGATGTCCGTACTATCAAGAAAATCTTTGGTGAAAAGCAGATTGCATCCACCATTACAGATATGCCCATATTCATGGAAGGTGGTTTTCGCTCAGAAACCTCATGGGTTTACATCGTAGCTACCCGTAATTCGTCCAACCAAGGCAAATGGTGGATGATTACTGCTACTGGCATTTCCAATATTACGCCTGGTGTGGGTGCTAATCCTTCTGTTTACCTGTCTGGCTATACAGAAGACATCAACATCACTTTCTCATGGGTTGGCAATGTGTTCTTTATGAACGACACATTGAGAAACCCCATGTATTTTCTGCCAACTGCCAATGAAATGACCATTACGCCTGATGCGGATTGGAATTACGATGTTGGCGTGACCTCGACTACTGCAGGTTTTGTCAGGAATTTCTGTTCTCCAAACGTGGGCAACATCTTGATTGCAGGTAATTTGACCAAAGATATTGGAGGGACACTGTATAACTACCCCACCACAGTTCGTTGGTCACAGGCTTTTGCCAACCAAGGCTATCCTGACACATGGGAACCAACACTTTCTAACGTGGCTAACGAGCAGGAAGTGCCAGTCCGTGGTCCTTTGGTTGATGGATTCTTCCTTGGTGGCAACTTCTATGTGTGTTCCTATTGGGATACAGTAGTTTTCTCACCCATTTCCTACCAAAACAGTACTGCGCCTATCTTTGGTGTGCGTTTGCTAAACCAAGGCCGTGGTCTGATCAACAATAACTGTTGGACAAATACCGATGCCAATGTCTATGGCGTGGATGCTCGTGACATTTGGGTATTTAATGGATCAGAATTTCAGTCTTTAGGTAACCAAAAAGTAAAAAATTACTTCTTTAATAACCTAAGTCCTCTGTATTCTCAGCGTATGTTCATGGTGAACAACACTCAAAAATCTCAGATTGAGCTTTACTACCCTGACCTGAACTCTACAGGGTGGTGCAACAAAATGTTGTCATGGCGCTATGACCTGCAAGTATGGAATGCTCCAAAAGACATCCAGAACGCCTGTATGGGCACAGAAGGTCCTCGTTGGGTAGATTCATCACCTGATTACTACAACCTGTCTTCTAGGGCTGTTGTCTATGCCCAAGGCGGTGTTTCTAACTCTCGATTGATTGAGACTGCTATTAGTAATTCGTTTATTAATGATGCGCCAATCGATGCCCAGTTTGAGCGTACCAACATTGCTTTGCAGACTGAACGAGGTCCTGTTCCTTATTCATCCAAGGTCTACATCCACAGAATGTTGCCTGAAATGGCGGGTACTGGAAAGATTAGTGTGACTGTTGGTGGCGCTAACTCTACTCAACAGACTCCTACTTATGGTCAGACAGGTACAGTGATTATTGATACTGACAATCCATGGGTAACTACTCAACAGAATTCTGTGCGTACAGTAGCGGTCAAGTTTGGCTCTAATGATGCTACAGACACATGGAAAGTAAGTGCTATGAACTGGCAAGCAACTGTCACTGAGGACGCTTTCTAATGCCATTCGCTCTAGTCAATGACCCATCTAATGCGGAGATGTCCGAGGCCATCAACTATTTGTTGGCTAACTTTGGGTCTAATTTAGCTGCCGATCCAAACAATGGTCAGATTACTGGTCCTTCTGGTGTCTTGATTGCTTATCTGTATCGTTATCTGGCAGTTAAATATGCTGACAGTTTTGATGGTTCAGTGAACTTTAGTAACAGTCCAACAGGACGTTTGTACTATGGTTTGCGCAATACTGATGACACGACAGAATCAACAAACCCTGCTGACTACATTTGGTACAAAGTAACTGGTGGATTTGGATCAACCAAGTTTCTGTACTATCAAACAGGTGGCGGGAGACAAATTCAGTTTGTTGTGGCAACGACAAGCCCTGGTGCAACTTATGTCCAAGAGTCTGGTCCTGCAATTGACCTAGACATTGTCACAACAACAACGGCATATAACGCTGCAGCTCCATCTATTTACATTTGGACTGCAACTTCTACACCACCAGCTCGTCCTAGCACAACATCAACTTACACATGGGCAACAGGTGCGTATACTGCTCCTAGTGGATGGACAACAGAACCAATAACAAACACAACACCAGGCAGTTATCTGTGGGCTATCACCATTCCATTGGTTGTGCCATCAAGCACTGTTACATCTACATTGGATTGGACAAATACTTCATACGCAATTTATGCGTTTTCATCTAATGGCACATCAGGCACTACAGGTGGAAATGGTATTAGTGCGTTAACTGCTTACAGATTACAAAGCCAATCTGCCTCACCACCTGCAACACCTTCAAACACAACAGGTCCTACTGCGCCAGCAGGATGGTCTTTGGTTGCTCCAACAACAGTAACTGTTGGTGATGTTGTTTGGTACACATTTGGTCGATACAACTCTAGTTCAGCAACATTAGATGGAGTGCCTTCAGGTCAGACTGCATGGGATGTTCCTGTGGCTGCATCTATTTTCCAAGACATTCGCTCGGATAACTGGAATGGATCAACACCGCCTGTATATGGCAGTCCTTCCACTTATGGCACTCAAGGTTATTACATTAGCCGAACAACAGGTAACGTCTATTTCAACAATGGCGTTTATCGTGGTGACATTAGCACTGATGGCGATGCTTATTTCGAAGGCCAAAATCTTCAGACATCCTATCCAATCATTATTAATGGCACAGGATATTCAATTGACTATTCATCTTGGAGTGCGGGGTATTCTGTTCCTACTTCAGGTGCTATTCGTGTTGGTGTTTATGGAACTGCTGTTGCACTCGGTGGCTCTTATAACGTAGGTGTTCTTGGATACGGACAAAACGGCTTTGGTGCAAAAGGTGTTGGTGTTGTTGGTCAAGGCGACCAAACTGGTGGGTATTTTTCAGGTTCTGAATATGGAGTTATTGCAAGTGCAAATGGCATTACGCCTGTTTCACTTGCAGTTACTACTGGATACTTCCGTTGGAACACATATAACATTGCATTGCCTACAGGAAGCACAAGCACTTTCCTGAGAAATGATGGTACATGGAATACTGTAGATGCCGCATCTCTAGGTGGATATTCCCCATCATTGTGGGCAAGAATTTTCCCAACTAATTCTGGAACTGCAAATGCAGGTGGATCAGGTTTAAATTTATTAGGAAGCACTTCAACTGGAATTGCGGGTGCTTATGTTGGTACTTCAGGTTCTGGCAATACTGTTACATTTGGCGTTCAAACAACAAGTCCTTCTGACGTTCGATTAAAAGAAGAAATTGAAGACAGTGATGTAGGTTTAGCGTTTGTTAAACAGTTGCGTCCTGTTTCTTACAAACTTAAAGCAGACCCTAAGCATCAAAAAGGATATGGTTTTATTGCTGATGAAGTTCAACAACTAGGGGTTTATGGATCATCTTTGGTTTATGAGGAACCTAATTGGCAAGTTGGTGATGAAGTTGGATTTAAAACCATTCATTACCCGTCTTATATAGCTGTTTTAACTAAAGCAATTCAAGAATTGACTGCTAAAGTTGAAGCATTAGAAGCAAAGGTAAAGTGATGCCAAGACAAATAGATATACCAGCACAAGTTGTTTACGAGAAAATCGTATATGTTGAAGAACTTCCTAATACATGGGTAAGAGCTAGTGTTGGCAAAACTGATGTTGATGGTAATTTATTGCCAAACCAAACTGCCGAGCGTTATACGATTGAAGGCGATAACCTGACAGAACTTTTAACGCCAAATCCTTCATGGTCGCCAAACAAACCTGGTGGTACTTATGACAATGAAGATTTGTGGCACTTTATTGATTTATTGAGGGGCGAATAATGGGCGGTTTTTCATCACAAGTACAACCTGCGCAGTCTTCTGCTCCTGCGGGGAAGAATGCAGGTTTGAGTTCTAGTCAACTAGGCCAAAACCCTATTTACCAAAGTCCTCAAGACCAAATGATGAAAATGCAGGAACTCCAGATGGAGCAACCTGACTTTTCCATGGCTAACCAAATTACCAATAATGGTGAGGCAGGAACTCAAATTGGCGGTTTGGGTGGTCTTTTGGGGGGCAGAACCACGATGTCTGGGTTAAGTGGTCAGCCCAAATTAGGTATGCCTAATGCCTATTCAAATACCATGCAACCATGGGATAATCAACCCAATCAATCTAACGGCATAGGGTTTCAACCCTTTAAGATGACCGGAAAAGGAGCTTAATCATGGGCGGTGGAAAATCATCAGGCAGTAGTTCTGCCACGCTTACGCCAGAACAAAAGGAACTTTTAGGCTTACAAGTAGGAGCGTTAAAAGATACCTTTCTGCCAGCTTACCAAAGCACAGTTACTGGCGCTAAAGATGTATATGGTCAACTTAACCCTTATGCAACCAAAGCTGCTCAAAATGCCTACGAAAATGCTGCTTCTGTAAGTAATGCCCAACAGGGTATCGGTGGCGAATTAACTCAAGCAGGTCGAAATTTGGGTCTTGCAGGTGGCGGTGGCACTAAGAATATTGCCGACTTGATGGCTACAGGCGGTCAGAATCTGGCTACTGCAGGAACTCAGGGTTTAATGGGCTTGTTCTCTCCTGACTACAAAACAGAGCAAATCCAAGCTTCTTTGCAACCTGCCCGTGAAGCAGCTCGTGAAGCTCAAGCAGGTCAAAATGCTATGTATGGAGCAGCGGGTGGATTGGGTTCATCTCGTATGGCCTTGGCAGATCGCAATCTGTCATCCTTGAACCAACAACGTATGCAGTCTGCTGCCGCTCAAACTTCTGCTGCAGTGGAAGCACAACGCCAACAAGCCGCCAACACACTGCTTGGCACTGGCGCACAGGCTTTGGGTCAATCTGGTGGTTTGTATGGCAATCTGTTAACTGCAGGTCTTGGCGCAGGTCAAGCAGGTGGTGCAATGCTTGGTCAAGCCGTTGATACAAGTGGCAAGGCTATTGGTTATGCACAGTCTCCAATGGACTTGTACAACAAGTATGCATCTGTTGTTTATGGTACGCCACAAGCTTCGACTACTGCCAACTTTGCAGGTACTCAAGGCCAAAACACTTCAGGCAAAGGTTTTGGATTCAAAATCTAAGGAACAAAGATGAAAAACTTCGATTTTGCTAATCCTGCTCAATATGGTGATTGGGCGCAATATGCCGGATTTAACAGAACTACTGGCGAAATTGAAGGAATGCAAGCTCCTCAACAGGGTGTTGCACCGCCTGGTGATTTAACTGAATATATGAATCAACGACTTGGTTCTGCTTCAAGCATGGCGGGTGCTGTTGCTCCTGCTATGGCGCAATTAGGAACTGGCAATGTTATGGGTGCTGCTAACACTATGCGTCAGGCTCGTAATCCTGCCCAACAAACAACACCGACTCAACAACCTGCACCGATCATGGGTTATGACTATACCCATGGTTTAGCTGAATAAGGATTGAAAATGGCTGAAGCTATTGCACCACCATTAGACAAGCAAGCTGTACCACCTGCTATTGGTGGAGGCATGGTTGAAACTGTTACTCCTGCTAACCCTGGTAGTGAGTCATCTATTGCCAAAGTAACTTTGGATTATCCAACTCGTTTCAAAGAAATTGTTGCAGACATTCCTAATGCAAATACGCCTGATGCACGGATGCGTATTGCAAACAATATTGCTGCACACGAAAAAGAAACAGAACAATATCGTCCTAACCAATCAACCCAGTGGGATAAGGTCTTGGTCAACGTACTAAGCCGTAACTACAACGAGGCTTTGAAATGGTACAACGGAGGCGGTGTTAAGGAAAAAGAAGCACGAGACATTAACAACAATTTGTACTACAAAGAAGAGAACGAATTGGGTGTTACTGGTCGAATCAAAGATGGTTTGACTGGTCGTGTTTTAACACCTAAAGAGGTTGCCGCACTACAAGATCGTGGTGGTGTTTTTACTGATACGGACACCAAATCTTTGCAAACATTGCCTTGGACTCAAGGTAAATACAACGCTGAGTTGGCTAACAAAGGTTTGACAAGCCAGTTGCAATTAGCGACCAATGATGCTTATAACTCTGCTCGTACTGCGGGTGGTGCTAACTTAAACATTGATGAGCAATTAAGTCTTGCTAATCGTTTAAAGCCTGTTCTTAATCACATCTCTTCATTGCCTGAAGACCAACGCAAACGCTTGCTTGGTTATGTAAGCCGACTCAATCAAATTGGCTCTTCATTAGGTTCACAACAAGAGCGTGGATTGAATGTTAATGCTGGCGGTCAACAAACTGTCGGTGCTAATGTTGGTGGAAACATTGGTACTGGAGCTACAGGTGTTGAAGGTGGCATTCCTCCTGCGGGTGCTAAAGTTGGTGTTGGTGGAAGCATGGGTGCTAATACATCTGCTTCTACACAAGCTGGCGCATCAGGCCGTGAGTCAACTTCAGGTTCTGCTTCTCGCAATGAAATGTTGCAAGAACAACAGAATCTTCAGCAAGCAATCTTCCAAGAACTGCAAGGTGTTATTAAGACTCCTGCTGAGTTCCAATCGTTCATTCGTTTGAATGCTTTGAATGCCGCTAACGATGCTGCTTACAAAAACATTCCAGAACACGTTAAGCCACCAACATGGAATACTGTTCCTGACACTGATCCATATACTGGCGGTGCAGAGGCAATGATTGCCAATCGTGTTAATCAACAGCGTAACAATGCTTTGATGGCGGCTTGGTCTAAAGAATTGTTGGCTTCTCAGCGAGAGATGGCAAGAACTGGTAAGACTGTAGACCTTGGTCAACTTGCTGACAACTTCCAAAAGTCTGAGATTTTCCAAGCTATTAACAATACCTTCCAACATAAGATGAGATCACAATTAGAAGGCAGAAGCATTCTTCCTCCTAAAGGTTCTTTGATGGTGAATGGTAGAAATCAAATTGTGTTGTCACCAGGGGATTAATAAATGACTACGCCTTATGAAACACTTTCTAAAGAGGAAGCTAGTTCATTCCTCTTTGGTGGTCAGCCTCAACAACAAATGGCTCCTCCACAAGCCGCTTCTGTAGAAGCAGCACCTCGTAAAACAAAGCCTATTGCCCCTCCTACAATGGGTACGCCTGTTGCGGGTGAACTTAATGCTCCAAGTTTGGTGCAACAAGTTACTCAAGCTAATAAAGCGGTTCAGGCTCAGACCCCTGCTCCACAAGCTCCTTCTGCGGTTGGTGCATTGATTGATCAAGTGGTCAGCAATTGGGCACTCCCTGCTTTGGGTTTGGGCGCTTTGGCTGCCGCAGGTTACTCAGGATATAAGGCAGGTAAAGGCGGTGAAGGTTTAAAGTCTAGAGACATTACTCAGCGCATTGAACCTACTATGGATGGCTCTGACTTGTCTAAGCCTACACCTACTGCTGTGCCTGTTCCTAAAGAAGAACCACAGACTAAGTTTGCCAAAGACTTTGAAATTAAGTATGGTGTTCCATTGGCTACTGCTGAAGAAATTAGTGGTGGCAAGATTACTAAGCAGTGGGAAGCAGACATTGTTGGCAATGCCATCAAGAACCAGTTGCCTATTACTGTAAAAAAAGAAGCACCTGTTATTACAACGACAGCAACAACGCAACCTGCGACCATGGCGGCTCCAGTTGCTCCTACTGCTGAAGCTCCTTCTACTGTTGCACCCGTTGCTCCTGCTGAGAAACCTGCCTCAAAAGCTAAAAAGCCTATTGATCCTTCAGAAGCAGGTTTGACCAAAGAGCAGATTGGCATGAAGCGTTACTTAGAAAGCTTCTATGGCGGTGGTGAAGTTGGTGCAAAGACTTATGGTCAGGTTGGTGAGATTCTTGGCTATCGCCCTGCATTTGAACCAGGCAAAGGTGGTGGCCTTAAAGCTGAAGAAAATGCAATTATTAAAGGTTACCGCAAAGAAAACATTGAAGGACCTAAAGTCAATCTTGATAAAGACATGAAACGTGCTTTAAAGAGTGGCGCAGGTCTTGCTGCTTTGATGGCTATACCTGGCTTTGCAGATGCCGCTCAGAGAAAAGATTATGGTCGCATGGCTGATTTGGCTAGTGACTTTGTTGTGCCTCCTTTTGCTGGCTCAACCGAATTAGGTGTTTCAACACTTGGTGAGAAGCAAATGAAAGCTTTTGAAAATGCTCAAAAGTTAGGTAGCCCTTATCGTGCAATTCCACCGAGGTAAATATGTCTGAAGTATCACACGCCCAAATTTATGAGCGCCTGATTGCGGTCGAAAACAAAGTAGACAGCATCGATAAAAATACCAGAGGTCTTGTTGACGCTATCCAAGCGGCTCAAGGTGCTGTCAAGGTATTGAACTTTATTGCCTCATTTGCAAAACCTTTTATGTATTTAGGACTGGCAATTACCGCTGTTGGTATTGCTTGGCAAAACTTTAAATCTCACTTTTGAGATGAAAGACTCCGTTGTCATATTGGCAGCGGTTAGTCTTCTTCTACTTGTCCTATGGGCAGTTTATGTAATGGCATGGTATTGGAGTGTTATATAAACTGAGGACTTGAAATGATTCCATTAGACCCAATTGCTGCGCTAGATGGCTTACAAAGTGCCATTAGCATGGTTAAGAAGGCTAGTAAGGTAGCCAATGATTTAGGCGGTCTTGCCCCAATGCTAGGCAAGATGTTCGATGCGAAGAGTCAGGCTACCAAGGCCATGCTCCAAGCAAAGATGGATAAGAAGGGTTCCAACATGGGAACCGCTCTTCAGATTGAAATGGCTCTTGAGCAAGCCAGAGCATTTGAAGAAGAGTTGAAGATGTTGTTCATGCAGACAGGCAAGATTGATGTCTGGAACAAGATCAAAGCTCGTCAGGCTGAGATGGACTTGGCAGACGCTAAAGAGATGAAAGCTTTGAAGGCTGAAGCACAGAAGGCCAAAGAAGCTGAAGAAGAGCAGATGACTTATCTGATTGCAGGTTTGGCAATCGTGTTCTTTGTGGCCTTGATTGCCTTTGGTATATCCGAAATTGGTGATATGTGTGCCAAGGCGAGGTGTGGTCGGTGAATGAGTATCAGAAACAATTTGACCTGTTTCTAAAGATATTTGTTCGGATGTGCGTGGCTTGGTGGGTGCTAGGTTTTCTGCGCTTCCTGCCTGATTCACTGTCCGATAAGATAGTGGCTAAACTATTGGGAATGGTTGGTTTATGAAATACCTTGTGCTTTTGCTACTGCTTACCGGATGCAAAGATGTCTACAGGTATCCATGCCAGAACCCTGACAACTTTTACAAGCCTGAGTGTCAAAAGCCCAAATGCCTATTTACTCAGATGTGCCCTGAATATCTTGTAGCACCCATCTTGGAGAAGAAAATTGAGCCAGAACCCAAAGTTGACACCAAGTGATATTGAGGTAAGGGTATGGGGATTTGTGGTCATTGTGGTGACCCTTATCCTTTGCTTTATTGTTGTTGCCCTGCTTTACTCGGTGACCTTTGTTACTCAGCCAATCAAGTCAATGGCTCCGATTGACCAGGCATACACCAAGATGTTGAACGACATTGTGTTGCTTATCGTTGGTGGCATTGGTGGGGTGATGACTAAACGTGTGGTGAGTTCTGCCGCTAATGCTTTGACACCTACACAAACATATCCACAAGGTGGCAGTGGAGGTTCATGCCCACAAGCACAAGCTTCTTTCGGTGCATCACCAGTAGTTGCTGGTCAACCTTTTGGACAGATGCCTGTTTGGGTAAATCCTCAACTCGATGAGTCTTGGACACCTGGTCCACCGCCACAAACGCCTTCCGATCACTTACATTCTGAACGTGAGGATATTGCAATGGAGCGGGCAAATGCACGGAGTGAGACATGAGCTTACTAAACCCCTATGTAATCTTAGGTGCTGTTGTTACTGCAATATGTGTCTATTTCTATGGGCATCATGCGGG